ATGAGTTATTAAGTAGATTATTAGTTCCATTTAAAGATTGGCCGGCGTGTAAATGTAAGGTTATTGATGAAAATGGAAATATCTTAATTTCTAGAAAACATATGGATAGAAATCATTTAAAGTATTTTACTCAATTTGACATGATTGTATTAAAAATTAAAAAATCTCTAGAGAAAAATAATTCTGAAATGTTCATGAATAAAAATTTACCTCTACATACTAAAACATCTTTATTAGTTCAAGAATCTGAAGTTCCTGTAAATGTTACCGGCCCTGCCATAGCACAGAAAGATATACTTCTGTCCGTTTCTTTATTGTCTCGTATAAAAAATAGGAAAATAAAGAAAAAGGATAAGGAAGATGGACGAATTACTGAAAGCAGCTAAAAATATATTAGGAACGGTGGCTCCAACTATAGCTACAGCATTAGGTGGACCATTGGCTGGAATGGCTGTTAGGTCACTGGCCGGAGTATTAGGATTAAGTGAAGATACTTCGGAAGAAAAAGTATATGAAGAAATCGCTAAGGCTAATCCAGAAACTCTATTAAAATTAAAAGAATTAGAAACCAATTTTAAACTACAAATGAAAAAATTGGAAATAGATGTAATTGCTCTTGATAATAATGATAGAGATAGTGCAAGAAGTAGAGAGATAAATACAAAAGATAATACAAACAAATATTTGGCATATTCTATTCTATTAGTATATGCATTTATTCAAATATGGTTAGTAGTATCAGGACAAACATTACCTGCTGAAATGCGGGAAATTATTATGAGGACTTTAGGAACGCTTGATGCTATTATAGGTGTCATTTTTAGTTACTATTTTGGATCGAGTAGCGGATCATTTATGAAAACGAAACAAATAGATGCTCTAATAGGAGATAAAAAATAATGGATAATACTGATACTACGGATAAATTAGCAACCTCGTTCCACACTAGATTGGCTATTATCGAACGGGAACAGCAGCAGTTGACACAATTTTTATCTAGATTAGAATCGACCATGGATAAACTATCAACAGTATTGTCCTCCCTTAAGGAAACAATTATTATGCATGATCTAAAATTAGCTACTCAGGAAAAATCTGAAATTGTTGATATTGAAAATGTCAAGGAAATTAGTAAAAGAGTAACACATTTAGAGCAATTTAAATGGTATGCCACAGGAATTTTAGCCGTTCTCATGTTCATTATGCCCTTCGTCTACAAGTTTATCCTCAAACTATAGTTGACAACCTAACCATATACTGATATAATGTGGGGTCTATGATAATGTAGGGTTCTATAATATATGAGTATATGGTTAGATAAAAAATATGTAAATTTAAATAGTTCTGCACTAAGAAATTTTAGATGGAAATCTAATAATCTAGCTAATTGTTCATGTCCAATATGTGGAGATAGTTCATCCAATAAATTGAAGGCTAGATGTTATTTCTTTGAGAAAGGGAGTTCATATTTCCTCTATTGTCATAATTGTAGTGCGAGTATGTCCTTCAAGAATTTTCTAAAACAATACAATACCACATTATATGATGAGTATTGCCAGGAATTATTTCTAGAAATAACAACAGAAGTTCATCGGAATAATACTAAACCGCCAGATATTGTGATGAATAAGCCTAAATTTATTGGTGTTGATGCCATCATGAATGGTTTAAAGAAAATTTCACAATTGAAACATAATCATTCTGCTAAATTATATGTGGGGAATAGAAAAATTCCCACCCAATATCATCATAAATTATATTATGCTCCTAAATTTCGAGAATGGATCAATACTTTACTTCCCGAAAAATTCAGCCCTAATTCTGATGAACCTAGGTTAGTAATTCCATTCTTCAATAAAAAGAAAGAAGTGTTTGTTGTCCAGGGTAGGGCATTCAATCCAAAAATAGAACCAAAATATTTTTCAATAGTTCTCAATGAAGATTATCCTAAAATATTTGGTCTGGATACAATCAATTTCAATAAAGAATATTATATAACCGAGGGTCCATTTGACTCTATGTTTATTAATAATTCTATTGCAATGGGTGGGTCAGATTTCGTATTTAATGACAATATACTTCCAAATTTATATACTAATGGAATTGTAATATACGATAATGAACCACGCAATAAAGAGATTGTGCATAAAATAGAAAATTGTATAAAACGTGGTGTAAAAGTGGTAATCTGGCCAGATAATCTACACCATAAAGACATAAATGATATGGTGATGTTCGGTATGAGTGAGAATGAAATTAAAGTAATTATTAAGAATAATATTCATTCATCATTAGATGGATTACTTAGATTGAAATATTGGAGGAAATGTTAATGATATACTTATATAATGAATTAGGCGAAGACCATCCATTAGAAATTACCAGAGAAGAAATATTGAAAACATATTGGCCCTGGTGGAGTAAACGGATGATAGAAAAATTCGGTCCCGATCATGAATGGATCACGGAAAATTATTGTGTAGATGATTGGGTTGTTGTAAATTGGGCATGGGAGAAATCAGAAAATAATGATTGATAAAAATAAAAAATATAAAGACTATAGTGATTACGCATCAGTAGAATTAATTGCATTAACTGAACCACTAAAAATCAATCCTCTAACAAATTGTCGATTGACACCAGAGGAATTTCTGGCGTATACTGCTAGAGTATCGAATCCTAGTAATCAAATGAATACATTAACTAGTGGAAAATTGTTAAATTATTGTATCAAAAATAAACATTGGTCAGTATTTGAAATTGTATCATTATGTTTTGAAATTAATACTACAAGAGATATCGGAAGGCAAATTATTCGACATAAATCCTTTTCGATTCAAGAGTTTAGCGGAAGATATTCTGATCCAACAAAAGAATTAGGATTTGTTTCCAGAGAGGCAAGACTACAGGATAGTAAAAATAGACAAAATTCAATTGAAATTGTTGATGATAACGATCCTATTAATGAAGAATGGTATAAAATTCAAGTAGAAGTAATTGAATTTGCCGAATCGAAATATAATAGAGCAATTGAATTGGGTATTGCAAAAGAAAATGCTAGAAGTGTATTACCAGAGGGTAATCTAATGACTAGAATGTATTTTAGTGGAACATTGAGATCGTTCATTCATTATACTGATATTCGTAGTGAAATGGCTTCCCAGAAAGAACATAGAATTATTTCTGATTTAATAAAAAAAGAAATAAAGAAGCATTTTTCCTTTATTGAATAATAATAGATACTCTACAATAAAAATAGTAATAGGAAAATAGATGATTAAAATTGATAAAACTCGTGACAATTTATTTGATGAATTAGGTATTACAAGATTAAAAGAATCATATATGCGACCGGAGGAAACCTCCCCACAAGAACGATTCGCATACGTTTCACAGAAATTTGGTTCAAATCCAGAACATGCACAAAGACTATATGATTACAGTTCCAAACATTGGCTATCATATGCTACGCCGGTTCTATCATATGGAAGAACAAAAAATGGACTCCCTATTTCTTGCTATCTGCCCTATTTACATGATAGTAAAGAGGGGTTAGTAGATACCCTATCAGAGACGAATTGGTTATCAATGCTTGGTGGTGGTGTTGGAATTGGTTTTGATATTAGATCAGCAGATGAATTGTCTGTAGGCATTATGCCACACCTTAAAATTTATGATGCTGCAACATTGGCATATAAACAAGGAACAAGTAGACGTGGATCATTTGCCACATATCTAAATATTGATCATCCTGATATCGAAATGTTTATTGATATGCGTAGAACAACAGGCGATCCCCGAATGCGGGCGCCTAACATTCATCATGGCATCAATATTACTGACGATTTCATGAGAATTATTGAAAATTGTATGAAATATGAAGATTATGATGATTCGTGGCAATTGAAGGACCCTAATGGTAAGGTAAGAAATACCATTTCTGCTAAACAATTATGGCAGAAAATTATGACTACTAGAATTGAGACAGGTGAACCATATCTTCATTTTATTGATACTGCCAATAAAGGTTTACCATATTGGCTAAAGGACAAAGGATTAAAGATTCAACAGTCCAATCTTTGTGTATCTGGTGATACAATAATTACCATATTGGACGAAAATGAAAATATTATAGATGTAAAAATGAGTGAACTAGGAAATTATATGAATAAATCTATGATAAAAGTTTATTCATATGACATTACTACAAATAAACTCGAATTTAAACCTGTAACTCATTTTTCATTAACTAACCCAAAAGCTAAAGTTATGAAAATAACTATGGAAAATGGAAATTATATAA